TAATATATTTTAAAATATATTATTCGGAATATTACCTAAAATACTTTTGTGTTGTTTTTTTGACCTACTTTTTTTCACTTAAATGATTTTTTATTGTTTTTTATTGTTTTTTTTGAGCTGGTGAAGTTTTCGGCTACTTTTGGCTGAAGACTTTCTAATTCTCTTACCATATATGGTGTCAGCTCTATTTAATTCTGGAAAATGCTTGGTGAAAATAGGGTCTGCATAGCGACGAAGTCGCGCATGAAAAGCTGTCAGCTTTTTAATCCTATCTTAATACACTCTTATGAACCTATTGGTAAGGTACTATTCTTCTACTTGAGCTAGTTTACTTTCTTTTCCTAGAGAGAAATGAAATCATAAATAGAGCCTATTGGGCTATTAATGATTTTTCTTATTTGGACTCTTTTTTTGTATTATCTCTCTAGAGTTTTCTCCACTTTCTCTTTCTATAGCAGCCATCATCGATATCCTCTAACTCAGAGTCATAAACAAGCTCAAGCTCAGGATAAGGATCAGGCTCAGGCTCAGACTCAGACTCAGACTCAGACTCATGCTCATCATCAGAAGTCTCTATCAGGCTCAAAACTTCTTTCAGTAAAAGTATTTGTTCTAGCAATTTTTCCATCCTTCTATTATGTTTAGATAAGTTTTTGAGTTAGAATAAGACAGATATTATAACTATTACATATATCTATGGATTTTCCAACTTACTACCGATTCCTTAAAAGAACTCAGATTCCCTTTGTTTATTACAAGTGTGGCGATAGTGTCAAAGTTCTCTCTAAAATTACTGAGTATGAGTTTAGAATGAGTTCCTATCAGTGGGTTCACGCTCATTTTCTAATTGGTGAGCCACTTCCACAAGACAGAGAAGTTGTTTATGAACCAGCAGAGGAAAGCTGGGCATATGATCGTGAATCAGATCATCATTAAAATCTCTCTATATATATAATGTCGCTACAAATAAGTGAGAAGAAACAAGACAAGCTTAGTGTAGCAGTGACTGCTAACAATCTCGATGGCAAACTAGGAGACCTTCCAGATCCATTGCCTGATACAAGCGGATTTAATATGTGTATCATCGGATCTCCAGGCTCAGGTAAGACAAATCTGCTTTATTCTATTATGACTCGCAAGAAAGTCAAAGGCGTCAGACAAAGCTACAGAGGGCTCTTTGATCACATCTATGTTATCAGTCCTACCATCGGTGCTAAGAGCATGAAGAAGGATCCATTTAGTAAGCTTCCTCCTGATCAGCTCTATCCAGAACTCGATATGCAGGTTCTTATGGAGTTGGAAAAAATCTTGGAAAAGAATCGCTCTAATGATGAGCACTCGGTGGTGATTATGGACGATATCGGTTCACAGCTTCGTCGCTCACAAGCTATTGATAAGAAACTCACACAGCTCATCCAGAATCGGCGCCATATGTTTTGTTCAACTATATTCTTGGTTCAGAAATATAAGGATTTAGGAACAGGCATTCGGTCTGCGATCAGTCATTTAATTACTTTCCGTCCTAAGAATCTTCCAGAGAGAGACTCAATACTTACTGAGATGGTGCCACTTCCTCTCAAACAAAGTATTGAATTACTAGAATATGTATTTGAACAAGGAGATGAAGATAAGTATGCTTTTCTATTTGTGGATCTATCACTGCGTAAATCAAGTAAGTATAGGTACTTCAAGAAGTTCAATGAACTCAATTTTAATATCTAAGCATAATGTATATGCCTTTACAAAAGCGCCGCAAGAAGAAAAAGCCTGCGTCGGATAAATCCGTTAAACAAGTAGTCTCTCAAGTCGTTAAGATTAATATTGGCGATACGAAACCAAAAAAGCGCCGTAAGCGTAAGGCATCTGGAGCAGTTAGTCGACCAGTAGCTCCTTCACCGATGCTGGCGCAAGTCCCGCAACAATTTATTTATCCTCCTCAATCATTTCCACAAGAGCAACAGATAGCTCCGCCAAGACCATCAGCTCCTTCTATTGAGGTAGCAAACCCTTTTCCAGTGTCAGCACTCGATCGCGTGCTTGGATCCATGCCTAGAAGCACCATAGCAGTTCCACAAGAAATCCCGCGTCCAACCCTTATGAGACCCGCAGAAAAGCCAGAGCTCGTAATGCCAGCAGAGCCAGTTATGGTACCAAAGCCAGAACTTAAACCATCGCCAATTAAAATGTCAAGGAATGTTGAAGTCGTTGATGCACCAAAACCATTTGTTGCCAAACCAAAACTGACTGGAGTGGATCGTGTCCCAATTGGAGCTCGTGATATTCCTGAGTCAGCTTCTGTGCCAAAACCAAGAGCAGTGCCACTCATGCGAGCTGAACAGAAAGACACCCTTGCCAGTGCGCCTAGCGTGCTTCAGCCACCAGATGTGGAAGAAGGTGCGGCGGTTGCCGTAGATGCTAAACGGCTCACAGAGGAGCAAATGGCTCAGCGTGAGCGGCAACGATTGGCTACAGCTGCTTTTCGCGCAAGAGCTAAAGGCGATCCAGCGGCTCCGCCAAAAAAAAGTCCAGGCCGTAAAAAGAAGGTCGTTCAAGCTGAGGAGGCTGGATTTTAGGAAGTTTTCATTACGCGTGAATATAAAATAAATAAAATCTGTTGATAAACTATATATGCCAAAGTACATAGTTTGTTGTCATCCGATATTCGGAGAAAATGCTCTTTGCCTTTCTAAGAAACTAGATATTCCTATCATCACTAAGCTGGACGCGAAAGAAGGCGATGTGTATATTATCTTCGGCGCCCATATGTTTGCCGATCAGCTTCTAGAGCTACAGCGAAATGTAAAGGTAGGATATATTATTTTAAATGGAGAACCTGAAGGCAACATGTATCTCAAACAGAAGAGCTACATCCAGCTCATGAAAAACAACCCTGTCTATGGGTACGATAAGCCATCTGTGGATTATCTGAAGTCTGAGTTTGGTGTAAATTGCCTCTCCAGTTTTTATTTCGAGTTTATGGGTGTAGAGGAAAGTGATGATGAACGACCTATAGATATATTGTTTGTAGGTACTAAATCACAAGACAGAGAGGATCTTAGGATTTCTTTAGAGAGAAAATATCCAGATAAGAAGATTATGTTTGTTTTTGATGAAAGCCTATTGGCTCCAGAGAAAATGAAGAGTGCCTTGTTGAATGCTAAGATTGTTATCAACGCTCCGTTTTATAAGAACAAATCTCTTGAAAGTCATCGCATCCATAATGCATTGAGTGCTGGATGTATGGTGGTGTCGCATGATGATTGTCACGAAGACTTGATTAAGTATTATAGTGATTATGTTAGTTTCACAGACTCGCTATCAGATTTTGATTTTGATTCTGTCGAGCCAAAGAAACCATACTCTGTGCTTGTAAAGGACTTGGCGAATAGATTTTTGCCTCATTTCCTTTGGATCACAAATAAAATCTGTGGTAATGATAAGGATGAAGGAAAGTGAGCTGAGAAAGATATCAAATCCTGAAAGAGTATTTAAGAAGTTCAAGAAGCTAGGATTAGGCGGAACTATTCATATAAGTAATCTAGCCTCTAAGAAATACTATGTCATCACTCCAGAAGGAAGAAAAGTCCAATTCGGAAGCACAATGGAGGATTACACTTTTCATCGAGACAAACAGCGCCGTGATAATTTTAAGAGTCGCAATGCAAAATGGAAAACTGCTTACAAATACAGTCCAGCTTATCTCTCATATCATTTACTGTGGTGAGACATCAAAAATTATATATCACCTTATAGTATATAATGTTTAACAACAATGTCTTCGGCCCCGTCACAAGTGCGCCAGCTATTATTTACAATGACACAAACATGAGTTCCGACAATATCTCGTGTACCAACTTGTCAGGAAGTATCGCCACCTTTGATCAACTTCAGGTCGTGACATTTAATCCAATTTCTTTTTCAGCCGACTACGCAGATATTACTAATTTATCATGCGACAATCTCTCTTGTCAGTTTAAATCAACATTCGGCTCTATCTCAACTGGGAACATATCTGGAACAGATATCTCACTCACGGGTGACCTAAATGCATCAGAAGTAAACGCATCAGAAGTAAACGCATCAGATGTCTATGCTGACAACATTTCATCTGGTACAATAACAGGTGTATCAAATATCAGCACTCCAGTTCTTTATAATCAGCAATTATATTTTATGGATCCGACAAGGACTACCATCACATCATCTATTGTTTCAAGGGCGTCCGAGGTTCTCTATCAACTTGGGAGTCAAGACTATAAGATCAGAAGTGTGACTGGTGGAACTGAGTATCTTACTTGCGACAGCACTCTGGGAAACACAAACATATCCAATCTCAGCGTAGATAATTTATCCGTTACTGCGAGTTTAACTGCTTCTAATATAAAAGTTTCTAATTTAATTGAAAGTGAGAATTTATCAGTAAAACGAGCAGATGTTGTTGGAATTGACTTCACAAATTCAGGCGATTTAAAATCATTTTTAGATGTAAATGCCGCTTCATTAAAGTGGATGCTAAAAAAATCTTTAATATTTCATAAAGATACTGATACAGGACTTGCATTTTGTAAGATTGATCATGCTAGAAGTAATATCAATATAAGCAATTTATCTGTTGCGAATATCTCAACTAATTTACTAAACAACATCTCAGCAGGAGAAAATATAACTCTATCTACTGAGGCAGTAACAAACAAACTTGTAATTACATCAACAGGTGGTCTCAACTCAAGCAATCTAAGTTTGGATAATCTAAGCACTGAAGCGGTTAGTGTCGAAGAGATTCAATATAGAAACAATCCCGCAGGAGTGAAATCATATGTCCAGGTCAACACTGGATCTGTTAAGCAATATCATTATAGTTCTTGGCAGTTTCAAAAAGATAATGATGCAGGTATAGTATTTATGAAAATAGATTATGCGGCAGAAAATATCAATATATCTAATTTATCCGTTGCTAATTTATCGTACGATTTTTCACAAAATCTGTCGGCGGGTACAGGCATAAGTATCACGCAAGTTGGAGATACGGCAGTCATAGAAAATACAGGCATAGCAACAGACCCGCTTAATCTCTCTAAACTCAATGTATCAAATATCTCATGTGATGAGGGCATCACTACCGATACGATCACATGCGATTTAACACCCAATCTCACGGCTGGAGCTGGTGTGGCGATCACAAGTGTTGGAAACAAACCAGTCATATCAGGTGTAAATAGCGTATCGGCAAATGTTTCTGTGAGTGATTTTATCGAGACATTACAAATTATCCCATCAGGCACAAATGCGTTCGTGAACCAAGGTGTAGGTCAAGGTTCGCAACTTATCAGCGTTTATGATTATCAAGGCGGTACACCTTACACAGCAGCAAACCTTTTCACCGTGAATGCTGGTGATAAAATACACTTCAATTGGAAACAATCTGGTTGGGTACAGACATCACCAGGGCAGCAATCATATGTCATCTGTTATATAGTCAAGGGAACAAACGCAATACCACAAGCAGGAGACAGAATTGAGGTCGGCAGGATATACCAGTATATTTACTCACAGAGCGACCACGAGGAAATAGCAGGTTCATTCGTTTATAATGTAACAAGCACATTCAGTTTCTATCGGTCGCAGATGGAAGGTGCTCCCAATTTAGTTACACAGGGACAAGATTACGGAGCGGCAACAGCGACAGTATACAGGGCAACTGTCCCAAATAGCATCTCCGTCCCAACTCTAATTGACGCAACAAATATAAGTGTAGATAATTTATCCGTTACTGCGAGTTTAACTGCTTCTAATATAAAAGTTTCTAATTTAATTGAAAGTGAGAATATATCAGTAAAACGAGTAGATGTTGTTGGAATTGACTTCACAAATTCAGGCGATTTAAAATCATTTTTAGATGTAAATGCCGCTTCATTAAAGTGGATGCTAAAAAAATCTTTAATATTTCATAAAGATACTGATGCAGGGCTAGCATTTTGTAAAATTGATTATGCTAGAAGTAATATCAATATAAGCAATTTATCAACCACTAATGTCAGTTCAGTTGAACTATCTCTATCCACACTCAGATTGAAGGATAGTACACAAGCAACAAAAGCATCTTGGTTTGTTTATCCAACTGCGATGGAGATTTATACAGTAAACGATTTTAGAATCAGAAATCAAGGAGTCACAGGTAGTCCAGACTTTATGTTTATGGACACCTCAAGAAACAATGTCAATATTTCCAATTTAAGTGTGTCTCATTTTGATGTAGAGTTCGTCGATTTAAGCAATAATCTGAGTGATGGTAAGGGCATCAATATTACTTCGTCTGCTGGTAAGGCGGTCATATCGCTCCAAGATCCAGTCAACATAAGCACTATCACTACAGAGAACATGAATGTGTCTGGTTCAGCAGCCAACTTCTTTGACGGAGCAAACATATTTGGAACTGCTACGGTGACTAATCTGGTGTCTGATCTAACAAATACTTTGTCTGCTGGAACAAACATTACGATTACATCGGTCGGTGGCAAGGCACAGATTTCTTCAACTGGTGGCGGTGGATCGGTTCCAGCAAACTTATCGATAGACAATCTCTCAGTTACTGCTGATGTGACTATAGGCGGTGATTTGGAATGTGACCTAACTAATACGCTGTCTGCTGGTTCAAACATTACGATTACATCGGTTGGTGGCAAGGCACAGATTTCGGCGAGTGGTGGTGGATCGGTTCCAGCAAACTTATCCATAGATAATCTCTCTGTTAATTTTGATGCGACAATCGGTGGGGATTTGAAAATGTTGTCGGCTGACATCATAGCGACATCCAGCGAACTATTTATCCAAGATGTAACTTGTACGAGAAACATGAGTGTATCTAATGCATTCGGAGCAAATACCATAGCAGCATCAACAACTCTAACTGTTGGCACAAATGCGACGGTCACTGGGAACATCACAGCATCAGTAGGAGATATTACAGCGACCACAGGAACTGTATTTGCCCCAAATGTGAGTGGGACAATAGTGACTGCTGGAACTCTCAATGTCTTCAACGACGCATCCATCACGCGAGATTTACAGGTCCAAAGATATTTTGATTCTGGACGACCACGATTTATGATGTTGTCGAGGACAACAGCACTCGGTCAAACTGGGGCAGGTGAACGACTTATGGTTTTTAATACTAATTCAACTGGTCAAGTAGCAGGGGAGTTTGGTGTAACAAATGGCGGTGAAATACAAGTCACAACTGGAGGGTGGTATAGATTAAGTTGGTCTATTGGATTTATAAGAGCAAGTGGCGGTGACAGATATTCATTCAGGGCATATAATACGACGAGAACGAACGCTGGAAATTGGACTTTCGATGGTTTGAAAGATAGGATTGGTTCAGTCGGTTACTGCCGTAGTTCCAGTCTAAATAGAGAATGTGTTTCTGTTGGGACTGTGTTGAGATACATACCTGCGAATGGGTGGGCAAGAATAGTTATAGGTGCGATGATTCAGTCATCAAGTAATTTTGCGAGTAGTTTTAACGGCACCAATTTAAGAGCATCATCAAACTTCATGATTGAGTTCGTCAGTTCAGCGAGTGAAACATAAAATATTTAGGTATAGTATAATGAGCGAAGTTGAAGAAATCGTTGAAGACCCAGATAGAATCCCACAACCAGGCGACTGGGATTACGCACCAACGCTCGATGACACCATACGCAAAGCACTCGTCGATGGACAGAGCATTTTTTGTGAGAATGAGGCAGTCAGCGATTTTATTAAACTAACTATCCCTGAACTGGTATGTTCTTACGACGCAACTGATTTTAGAATATATGACCTTTTACTTTTCAGCATGGGTTACATAAATCGGAAAGCGATGAAAGAAGACGCCCAAGAATATTGGGTATCGGTTTAAAATTATTATCTTATTATTAATTATAAATGAAATTAGCAGAAGTAATTAATAATAAGGATATCAGCGAAGGTTCTAAAAAGACTTATCTCTCCATCCTAAAACGGGTTGAGGCAGACAAGTTTAAGATTCCTGTAGGCAAGATGCAGATGATTAAACGAATTAACGGATATATCGCAACTCTAGAAAAAACTAGTCAAAAATTAGATGTGCTAAATATCATTATCTCTATTAGAAATGAACTAGGCATGCAATCGGATAAAATCAAAGAGATTCGTGATACTTTTAGAAAGAAACGAGTGGAAGATAATGTAGAAGTCATGAAGGCGCTAAAAGACAAGCTAATGTCTCTCTCTGAATATGACGAGAAACTACAGGATATGTATGACAAGAAGCAATATACAAACTACATTGTGAATTATCTATTTAGACACTTCGGTGTCCGAAACAAAGATGTAGATGTGTCTATTCTTAAACTCAAGAAACATATGGGCGATCGAAACTATTTATGGATTAGACCTAAGTCAGTCACTTATTTACGCAAAGACTATAAGACTAAGGATTCTTATGGAGAGAAAAGATATGAAATCACAGACAAACAATTTAGGACAGCAGTACGAAAGCTCGATACGGGACCTATTCTTAAAACTGGCCTTCTGACTAACTCACTGAAAAAGGTTATCATCGCCAAAGAATCAGATGTATTTAAGATGCTTATTGACGATGCATACAGCCGTAGTGACTGGGACGAAATCAAGCGCCTTAGCGAGTCTCGTGGCACTAATGTCCAAACAATTAAAGAAAACTATCATGTAAATGCTGATGGAAAAGATAAAATATAAAATCTAACGATATATCATAATGGCATACGACGAAAGCGGATTCACTTGTAAATATGTGTTCTGCAAGTTTTCTGGAACCGACGCAGATGGTGCGGAAGTTGATGTAGATCTCGGCGAACCAATGGAACGAGTTCCAAATGTATCGATTGAGATGATTCAGGCAAAAATATCAGGCCAAGGTTTGTATCAGGGTATAACTGTGAAGATGGTTGGACAGGCAATGAACTATTACGGCAATGATAATATCGGTACTACACTTGCTCTGCTGGATATAGGAACTAAACATTCTGGTACGGTTAATCACTACGATTTGGGAGTCGGTCGTGCTCCCGCGCTCACAATCGCGACCACAAGAAAAATAACTCTCCGATTTTCCAAGACCAATGATGGTGTCAGCATTCCTGCCAATGACACAGGCGGTGGTGCTTTCATCTTCAAACTGAAGTATCCTAAGCAGCCAGACCAGATCACGGCACAATATTCTTCAGAGATCCAGCGATCTTTGTAATCTTCGTCAAGAACATTGATATAAAAACAGGTAGCGGTTATAATATATAAAATGGAAGCAGAAAAAAAGAAACAAAATAATCAACACAGCAAATTGAAGAAAGGGTACCACTGGAACAGTCGAGCGAAGAAATATATCGCAAGTGTCCAAATAGATGAAGAGACAGTTGTACTCGGAGCATTTGATACTGAAGACGAAGCTCGTGAGGCTTATTTTGAAGCTATTGAGAAATACCTTTTACCACCATGATATTATTCCAACCACATAATATCATTTTCAAGACCAATCTTGTAGCAATAGTAGAAGCAGTCAAAATTACAACCTTTTGTTGCTGTAAGCGTTCCATCAGCATCTTGTTTTATGAAATGTATGCGTCTGCGTGGAATGATGATCTGTAATTTACCTTTAAACCCACGAATATAAGATGTGTTGATTTTTGCTGACGGCATCAGTAGGATAAATGGTTTATCGAGTTCTTGAAGACGAGGCATAATGTCTTTTACTAAACTGAAGGGCGGATTAGAGACAATTAAATCGCCTTTATCGTGCTCAAAGAAGTCAATTGGTTCGTGTATCACATCATATCCCATTTCGGTCAAATGAGTTCCTGACCCTCCCTCGCCGTAGAAAGCTTCCCATATCACCTTATCCTTCGGAATGTATTCCTGAATAGCTTCCCACGCATGTTTTGGAGTCATATAATCATCGTGTTTGCTGAAGGTCTTTGTATGGAATCCTGCCATTATACTATAGAGACACATAAATATATGAATCTATTTCAATTTTATCAGGTATGTAGGCAATATGATATATTGATGTGCCTCATACTATACTACAGGCGTGGAGGTAAGTTTATCAAAAAATTGAATTGGAGTTCTTTGACAAAGGGTATAGTATTCAACAAACTCAAAATGGCTACCGAAAATAAAACCCACGATTGCCTCTTTAAAGACGACGAAGAAGAAGAAGAAGAAGAAGAAAGACCCTTGTGTAGAAACTGCGAGATTGAAACAAGGAAACATTGCGACGATTGCGGTGGTTATGGTTCTCATTCAGAAGAAGAAAGTGAAGAAGAAGATGATGAAGAAGAAGAAAATGAGAAGAACGATAAAACCTTCACGACATGCTCGGTATGCTCGGCGACCACTGATTTAAAAAAGGATAATTTTGGGTGGGATTACTGCGTGCATCTCGATGCTAATTATTGTCCTGAATGCTCTCCTACGAATGCGTGTGAGTGCGGACAAGATGGGTCGTGTGAGTGTGCGAATTGCGATTACATTCCTGAAACTCGTGGAAGGAAAAAAAACAACACGAAGCCAAAACGGCTTGTGATTGTTCCTTCATTCACTATATGAAGAAATAAAAAACATCTACGACAATGTAAGAATATTTTTTTTTCGATGTGGAATACTTTTATAGGGTATTTCTCAAAAAATTGAAATGCTTTTATATGACAAAGGGTATGACATTCAACAAACCAAACAAACGCTTCAAACTCAAAATGGCTATGAAGAAACCGACCAAATCCGACATCAAGGCTGGGCGTGTGTTCCGATGCGGCAACTGCGATGCATTATGTACTGATGATTACTCGTCCAGTTCCCTTCGCTATGTTATGGGGCGACCACAGACTGAGAGTACGACTTATTACTGTGACCTAGCGTGTGGTTCTAAGCACTGCCGTGACAAACAGCGTCCTGAGTTGGAGGCAAAACTTAATGTTCAGAAGCAACAAGAGCAAGTTCTAAAAGAACTGTTGCAGTGCTACATTCACGATCCCAATCTCAACAAAAAGAAAAGCAAGACGCTCTTTCAAGCGATAAAGATGGTACGCCAATCTATAAAGGCCCTCACCATGCTATTGGGCGGCGAGTCTACTCTAGATATTATGAAGGTAGAGTTCTTCAAGTTCAGTGAGGCGGCTATGGATCTCGCCGAGTTGGTTGCCGAAGAAGAGGATCCTGAGTTCAATGGCTGGGCTAAGGAGTTTCCTAATATGCATCCATTCAGAGAATACGATGTTCAAAGCAAAGCAATGTGGGCTCGTGCCAAGTCGATAGACAAGAATCAAGAGCTCTCGCTATGGTTCAACTAAAAAAACAAAAAGACGATAAAGGTAAGTATAATTTTTTTCAATTTAACAGATCCTGCATATGACTGGTTAGTTCAGCATTCCTCCATACATCACGATTAAATGTGTCCTTTTCCATGAGACTATACAAGTCATCAAGGTTTCTTAGTCGCCACTTATCGCCTAGCAGCTCATCTAGATGCGTGATAGTGCGATTACGAATGATAAAGATCAGCTTCTTTACAATTAGGCTATGATTGTATGTTCCATTAGAAAGTTTTTCTCCTTTGTTCACAGGAGGAATCTCGCGTTCCCATGAACCTTGCTCGTTTTTGAAATAAAGCGAGTTCTTGTAGTACCGAAACGGAATACTTTCTTTATTTTTGCTTACGAAGCTTGTAAGCTTTTTCACAACCCATGATTTATTAATGACTCGAATATCAGCCTCTTCCTTTAGATCATCAAACTCAAATTGAACATCTCCTAAGACTTTAAAATAGGTATCTACTCCTTGAATGGATTTAAGTTTTTCATCTTCGTTTAGATCGTTACAATGGTACAATGGATTACAAGTTTCTTTCTTTTCAGTAGGAGGCGGCTGATTCGTCTGAATGATAATTGGCTGTGGCGAGGGCGGCTGTGGAGACGGCGGCTGTGGCTGTGGCTGTGGCTGAGGCTGTGGCTGTGGCACATATGTAGGCATATAAGTTTTCATATCCATAATTAGTTGCTTACACTCTTGGAGAGCGCGTTTCATCTCAGCGTTATCTTTCTTTAAAAAATCAATCTCCTCAAAGAGCATTTCGATACTTTCAGTGTTTTCGTTAGAAGTAGCCACGCCTTCATCTTCGGACGGTGGTTTATTAATGTTGTTTAGATGCTTAGTAGTAGCCATATGACGGGTATACAGGGCTTTATTCTCAGTCGAGTAGTTACAGCATTCGCAAGAGTAGATAGGCATCTTATACATATACCACAACATTATTTTTATGTGCTAAATTGTGCTAAACATATTGTGCTAAAATGTGCTAAAGCACAAACAGATTGTGCTAAAATGTGCTAAAGCACAACAGAATGTGCTAAAATGTGCTAAAGCACAGACAGATTGTGCTAAATTGTGCTAAAGCACAGAACAAGCACATAAGAAAACGCGAAGAGCGATAGCGAAGCTGTATGTAGGTCTACATAAGCAGTATTTCCTCTTTTTTTTACTCCCTACACTATGAAGGTCTTTCACTTTTTTATTTTTTTTCATAGACCAAGAGTGAATATATTTCGGTTTAGTCCAAGTAACTTACTCTTACTTTTTAGTAAATTTAAGGAATTAGGTCTATCAAAAAATGAAAAGGTGATTTCATAGAATCTAGGTATATGCTAGATGAGTCTTCATATCCATAATTAGTTGCTTACACTCTTGGAGAGCTCGTCTAATCTCTGCATTGTCTTTCTTTAAATTAACGATCTCCCCACATAGCAGTTCTAGAGTACCAACGATTTCTTCTGTGGTAGCCACGCCTTCAACTGGTGGCTTATTAATATTGTTTTGATGTTTATTAGTGGTGAGATGACGAGTATATTTAGTTTTAATATGTGTTGAGAAATCACAGCATTCGCAAGAGTAGATAGGCATGGTATGTGTAATCTATATGATTCTATTCATCCATTTCAATTTTTCTCATATGTTCAGATTTGACATTCTATACTCTGCAATCATGAATATCTCTTCATCCATCTCAATACCTATGAACTCACGCCCAGTATTCTGACAAGCTACACCTGTGCTTGCTGATCCCATAGTAAAGTCAAGGACAACATCGCCTTCATTAGAGTAGGTCTTAATAAGCCATTCACATAGAGCTACTGGCTTCTGTGTTCTATGTAATTTCTCTCTATCAAATCCAAAAGATTGTATTGAAGTAGGATATCGTTTACCGTCTTCACACAGATAAGGTTGTCTAGTATGATCGCCGTATAGACTACAAGAAGATGCATTTTCTTTTTTATGATATGGTTCACCTATGGTCATTTGTGGATTGTAGGCTTTTCCATTATTAAAAGGCTTGCCGAACAAATAAATCATTTCATGCTTTCTTAGAACAGCTTTTTTAGCAGATAGAAATCCAGATACTTTAGGTTTTTGCCATACAATATCATAGCGGAACCATTTCTCATTAGAGTTAATTAATTTGTTTCCGAACTTGGTCGTACAAAAGAAGAGAATATTAGCAGTAGGCTTACATATCCGTTTGAGCTGAAACCACATTTCAACTAAATCAATTTCAGAATCCCATTTACAAGCAGTTTGTCCGTAAGGTAAATCGACTAAAACCATATCTACTGAGTTAGCTTCTAGTGTAGGCATAATCAAAAGACAGTCTCCATTAAGCAACATATAATAAGATAACACATTATATATTTATTCTACCTCTTCAATCTTTTCTTCTGGAGTATCTTCAAGTAGCTTGATTTTCTCTTCTTTTCTCTCTAGAAGTTCAGCATCAGCTAGAGCTTTCTGGTGTAAACCAGCTAAGATACTGTAATATTCTGGCGGGAATCCTTCGAAGCGAGATGAATACCAATCCTCATCGATACCGTAAGGTGTGAAACAGAGGCGTGGATCTAGTTCAGCAACCTCATCTTCCGTGTGTAGATGCTGGAACATTCCAGTCAAACCATCTTGATCCAAATCGTGCCATTTGCCTTTTGCTTCGTCATCATCGAGCTGTGAAGCGTCAATTACATTAATACAACCAGAGCTTGTCAACATTTTATATAGATAGTAGAGAAAATAAATATTGCGTTTTAGACGAAATAAAAATATCATCCTATACTATAGAAATGTCTGATCTTGAAAGTGTATCTAGTTCTTCTGACGAAGAGATTCCAATGAAGCCTGAGCCTACTCCTGAGCCTACTCCTGAGCCTGAGAAGCCAAAGCGCAAAGGTCGAGGCAAAAACAAACCTGAGACAGTTGAAAGTCTTCTAAAGGAAGAGATTATCGATGCCAAGCCCATTCGTGGCCGAGCAAAGAAAAGTATTAAGAAGAATATGGAAGCTGCTGAAGCTCCTGAAGTGGTTGAAGAAGAAGTTAAGAAGGTTAAGAAGCCTCGTAAGAAGAAGGAGGCTGTGCCTGAAGCTGTCGCTCCTGAAGCTGTCGCTCCTGAAGCTCCTGCTAAGAAAGAAAAGAAGAAGCGTGTGTATACTGAGGAGCAACGAGAGAAGATGCTTGCTAATCTAGAGAAAGGACGGCAGACTCGCGCCGCCAACATGAAACAGAAGAAAGCTGATCGTGAGAAGTTCGTTGAGGATCTAAAGGTCAAAATTGCTGATCCAGTAGTGAAGGAGACGATTATTAAGGAGATTCCTGCTTCCGTCCAGCGTAACGGTCGTGCTGCTTCAGCGATGGTTAAGTCGGCGCCTGTTCAGGGAAAGCAAGCAATCCGATTTGTTTAATCATAATTGCTCTTCTATAGCCTGGTCACGCCTCACTAGAGGCGACACATTTCCGTCTTCATTTGAATTAATAGAACTGCTTGATGAAGCGTTAGATGAAACTGGCATCATCTGAATAGTTTTTAATTTTTTAGTTATTAGTAGCTTGTCGGAATAGTTCACGCCAGATAAACTGCTTTCTTCGAATAATGCCATGTAGTCAATATAGAACTGATCTAATACTTGCGCTGGATTTGGATCTCGATGATGTCTATCTAACATAAGAACTTTATAGATGGCACTTGCGAGTTGATACCATTTTTTGCTCTTCTCTAGTTCTAGCTCAATTGATTCTTGTAATTTTAGATATAACTCTACTGAGTTCATAACGCCTATAATTAGAGAGATCAAGCAAGTCAGTCCTGAGATATTCTGTTGAGACATATAGTGTTGCATGCCTACGGATGAAACAGATGCGACCGCCGAAAGCACGATGGTTGGCACACGAAACATGTTAGACATCTGACGATAACGAAAATACAATCGCTTATGTGTGCGCGACATATGGACAGAATTAAGTCTAAGACTTTCTAGTAAGTGCTCATAATCGGGGGACCAATTCATTTATATTTAGTCTAGAAAATTAAATATAAATATATCGCATTTAATATATATAACTTTTATGTGCCTACGAATCGTTTCAGATGAAAGCATGCTACCTAAATCAAAGCTAATCAGATTTAATTTAGAAAATCGCAGACTCCGTCTTTATCCAAGTGGAAAGTTTTTTGCTCGCAGTCATATGAATGGCCAAGAAACAAAAACTGGATGCATTTGGAAGGAAGTTAAGTTTAATGAAGATAAAGATGGATATTATAGATGTAATTTTTATATTCATGGCGTTCAAAGAAACTTTTCCCAACATCGCCTCGTATATTACGCATATAATCAAGACTGGAATATTTTTGATATATCTAAAGATAACATCATTGATCACAAGAATAGAATTAAGACAGATAATACAAAAGAAAATCTACATGTTGTCAATCACCAACAAAACTGTTTTAATACAAACGCAAAAGGGTATTATTGGGATCCTAAAAAAAAAAGATGGCGAGCAGAAATCATGCTAGATGGTAAGAAACATCGTCTAGGAAGATTTAAGACAGAAGAGGAGGCTCGTAATGCCTATTTGAAAAAGAAAGCTGAGATCCATATCATTTAAATGCTGGATAGTTAGTCGCGTCTGTCCCGCCGCCAATCACATTCGGTTGAGGATTAAAGATGTAGCTTCCATAGTTGGTTCCGCCCATTGGTTTTTCGTAAGGAACAAAATCTCCAGACTTGCCATATGACACGCTGTATGGCATAATCGGCTTTCCTCGACCAGGAAAGCCAGTTCCTACATTAGGTAGGTTTGGCTGTGGCGAATAGTATTTCTGATCAATATCGATAAAGCGACCAGGCGGGATCACTGGCATAGCGTCTTGTGGAGGTCTCATAAGAGCTTGAGCATATGATCGTGAGTGAGAATGATCCATTATATATATGAAGAGAGATTATAATTTCATTGTGTGTTCAACATACGGATCTAGCAATTTATAACTGCTAACATACTTATCTATTAGCCATGATTTCTTCTCTACAGTATTGTCTGTATGACAGACGCATATCATAATCTTCTCGATGTCGCCTTCAACTATAGCTCCGAGTTTATTTAGAAACTTTTTACCTTCGCCTCGACTGGATGTTTCAAACATTCCTTCATAACTTGTTCTAAATACTATTGTGGCTTCATTTAGCATATCGATAAAACAACAGCTTTGTCTGTACACGCGACGACCGTCATACATAATCATATCTGCGCTTCCTGTTACTTCTTTTCCAGACTTTAGTAGAGAGAAAATGCTACTTGATATGTATTCTGGATGATAAAAATCGTCAGTGTCCATGAATGCAGAGAACTCAGTAGTTGCTCTAGACTTTAAGAAGTTTCTTTTTTGTCCAATACTTACACGAGATGTTTTAATGTATTCAACATCATATTTACAGCCAGATAAATCTAGAAGCTCATCTCCATCATCAGCAACAATGATTTTCTCGATACAAGGATAAGTCTGACAATTGATATTGTGAACGATAAGTTTGCTAAACTTTTTGCGGTTGAAAGTAGGAATTAAAATTGTGACGCCAAACATCTTTTATTTTAATATAAGATAATTATATATGGAACAAAGCGAACAACAAGAGCTCAAAGAAATTGGAACAGATGATTTAACAGCTTATCACTATGCTTTCACATCTAAACCAGATCCAGAAAAATATATAACTAAGCGTCTCCGCGACACAGACTACGAGCTTAAAAATCTAGGACGAGGCATCGCGCATTATAAACAAAAGTCAACTGGCGATAATTACTACTCAATCAAAGGCACTAACCCACAACAGATGAAGGATTTAATTAGCGATGTCAAACTTGGCTTAGGCATTAGTAGGGAGGATAAGCAGTTTATTCGACGAACAAACCAAATGAAGAATTATATTAAGGAGAATGCTGGCGAGCATCACATTATGGGACATAGTCTAGGAGGCTCGATTGGAACAAGCATGCTTGCCAAGAGTAAGACAATTCGCGATAATGTAAAGTCTGCTAATTTCTACAACGCTGGCTACACACCATCTTTTCATAAAGAGCTTACCACTGGAATGACACCAAAGACTGCGAGAGAATTAAATAAGAAAATAACTCATCATCATGTGATAGGAGATCCAATCAGCATGTTTCTAAACAGCGGTGCTGTAGGCAAAGTTAAAAAGTATCAGAACAATATAGTAAATCCACTTGATAAACATAGTATGAGTTTCTTCTCACGGTAATATATAATGGCATACATTCAAAATACGAAGATACCGACGATGACAGTTTATTGCGACAGCCTTAATTGTCAGTCTAGGAATCCATTTACATATCAGCTAGGAAGTCCTATTAAGTGTCCTCTCTCTGTGAATATGATTCTCTCTATAGAGAATGTGACATTTGCTAATACCTTTCCTAATATAACATCTAGGAATAACAAACTTTCCTTTACCATTAATGGCACCAACACGCAAATCACATTTCCAGTAGGACTTACAAGTGTTTTTCAATTCAAAAACTATTTCAATAGTCTATCGCATCCAGACTTTAAAATGATCATAGATGAAACTGGATTGCGTATTAGGTTCATAAGTTCTACTCCAGCTTCTATCATTAACGATGTTGATCTAGGCTTTGAAACAACTTGTGGAGAGATAATAGGTCTAGGACTCAATACAGCAAATGAGTATGAGTTTCCTTATGGAGCGAACTCATCGCCTATATACACTATTTTAATGGAGAGAGGATTCAATTTTACTGGAGGCAACTATTTGTTTCTTAAGGCATCTAATTTTAATTTCTCGAATATAGATGGTAGCGGCGTGATGGATGAAACGATGCTTCGTATTCCAAAGAATGCAAATCAAGGATTTATCATTAACTATAGGCCAAGTGATCCGAATCGCATGCTGATTCATAGAAAAGAAATAAATAGTTTAGCATTCTCTCTAGTAGATCAAAGTGGAGCTCTAGTATATCCAGATGAACTCCAGATTGTTTTGAAGATAGACTTCGTAGTGATTGCCGACCAAGTTGATGCTGGCGAAGGAAGCATTGACTATTACTTTAAGAAGTTTGGACTACCAGAAGATGAAGATATAGAAGAAGAGTCAAAGCAACTTGGCGTATAAAAAAATCTAACCATATATGTATAATGCGTTTTGGTATGAAGAGTTTAGTATCTCATGCTCGTATTGCTGGAATTAAGTATCAAGCAAACCGTGTAGGACGGTTCGCTCAGAAGGCTGGAAACATTGAGATGGCTCTAGCGCCAGTTGTATCTTTTGCTGGAGCTCCTGAAGTAGGAGCTGGACTTGAAGCTGCTGGCGCTGTATCTAGGAAAGTTGGCGCGGCGCTCAAATCCATGTAAATGCGTCATATCATATTTTTATTTTCTAAACATATGATATAACATGGCAGAAGTATTCTCGGAATCCCTTGACTTTAGCAAAGTGAAGCAGCGAGCTGTTCAGTCGCGATCGTATCGCGTAAAGCTTCCTCCTTCCAACGCAACTTCGTTTTTACCTTCACAGACGGTCGAGTTTACGCTCCCAGCTAACCAAGCTGGCACTTACTTCAATAGCAACCAGTGTTACCTCAAGTTTAAGTTTACTAATACTTCGGTCACCGATGCAGGTGCTGCCGTTCAGTGCGATTTCGATCGCGCAGGCAGCTATGGTGTCATCCGCCGTATGCAGGTGTCGACCGCTGGCGCGATGATTTCGGACCTCGACCGCTTCAATGTGCTTGCCAATGCTATGATTGACACTGACGCCAGTCAGTCGTGGAAGGAATCCACTGGACACACTCTTGTAGGAACAACTGGTCTTATGCGTGGTGCTGCTATTGATACTGGCTCTCCTTCGCGCATCTATTGTCTCCCTCTGATCCTATCTCCGATTTCTCAAACCAGTCCTCACCGCCTCATTCCCCTGTTCAGTTTGAGCGGTCTTCAGATCCGTTTCACTCTTGAGGAAGCGGCGATTGCTCTACGCGTACCTGCCCTAACTAATGTGCCTGGTTATTCTATCTCGGAAGTAGAACTCGTATACCAAGCGACTGAGCTTTCGCCTGGCGCTCAGGGCATGATCGACCAGATGACTGGTGGTCGCTACGACATTCTTGCTACATCTTATATGCATTCGTCTGCTACTCTTCAGGCACAGAACTCTGGACTCACCGCCAATCTTGGATTCAGCGTATCGTCTCTTGAGCGTGTGATTATCTGCCATCGTAAAAACGACACGGTGACTGGCACCAACCAGCGGACTGGATACTCGCTTGGAAGTCGCTGTGGTGCTGGTCTACAGCAATACTCGCTTCTGATTAACTCGGAACAATTTCCAGCTCGGCCGATTGTGCGCGGTGATCTTGTTGGTGCCGAGCCACTTGCCGAGATGCTTCTGGCGTCGCACTCGCTTGTTGACTTCAACGCTGGTTCTGGACTCAACAACGGTTTCACTGCTGGTGGAATCACTAATGCTACGGCACTTGGTTTCTCGCGGTCGGCGAATCTTAAACCTAACTCTGGAACCATTCTTCTGGACCCATTTCAGACTGATAATCCTTCTGGAACATCCGCTGGCGCGGCGGGTGCTGCTCTTGCGGATGTGGCAGATTCTTCAAGCGTAGGCACCTTCCTCTGTGCGGTGGAGCTCGAGTCGGGCGTCTCTGACGGTAAATCGTCTCACATTTATTCGGGCGTGAGTACGCTAGCTAGCACAGTACAGTATGTTGGCACCTACAGCGGCGCCGTCAATGCGGACATCACTGTTGACTTTTTTGCTAATTACACCGTGTTGATGTCTCTTGCGATGAATGGCACAGGTACATGGAGCGTATCAGTTTGAATGAATTAATCAAACCCTAGTTCCCCTAGAGAGATAATACAAAAAAAGAGTCCAAATAAGAAAAATCATTAATAGCCCAATAGGCTCTATTTATGATTTCATTTCTCTCTAGGAAAAGAAAGTAAACTAGCTCAAGTAGAAGAATAGTACCTTACCAATAGGTTCATAAGAGTGTATTAAGATAGGATTAAAAAGCTGACAGCTTTTCATGCGCGACTTCGTCGCTATGCAGACCCTATTTTCACCAAGCATTTTCCAGAATTAAATAGAGCTGACACCATATATGGTAAGAGAATTAGAAAGTCTTCAGCCAAAAGTAGCCGAAAACTTCACCAGCTCAAAAAAAACAATAAAAAACAATAAAAAATCATTTAAGTGAAAAAAAGTAGGTCAAAAAAACAACACAAAAGTATTTTAGGTAATATTCCGAATAATATATTTTAAAATATATTA